TACCTAAATAATTTAAACCAGATATGTTTGTAATACATTTGTGTCCACCTGAATTAGCCTGAATTAAATCCCAAGCATTGATACCAATCTTATCTAACATTTCTTTGTGTTCTTCTGTTAAGTCAGTAAATGGTGTTTCCATCATATCTTGAATATGGTCCAAAACTTTTTCACCGCCTTCCATGGTTGTAAACTTATCACCATATAACGCTTTAAAATCTTTAAATGTAAATCCAACACTCTCAGGTGTTGCAGATGTTTCACTAACCCATTTGATTGTAGATAATGGAATTGTTCTTAATTTTAATTGGTCTTCCCATTTAGATATTACCTCTTGAGCTATTTCACCCAAATTAACACCTTTAAGTTCTCTTTCTTTTTTGAAAGGATTACAAGATGCTTGTACTAACCCCATAGGCCAAGCCATGATTAAGAAATCGGCTTCAGGATTGTTTCTAAATGGTGTGTATCTATCATAAGAACCTGGTTTAATCATTGAACCTCCACCATATTGAAATATGATATTATCCTCAACTTTAGGATAACCTTTCATTGTTTCTTTATATGCTTCGGCATTTTTTTGTAATTCTTCAGGTTTTACAGCGTTTGTTTGTTTCATCCATTCTCTAATGTTTGTCAAAATAGACAATAAAGATGGTTCCGAATTTTTAACTAACCCTTCTAAAAAACCTTTTTTGTTTTTAAATGCTAATAATAACTTGTTAATAACAAGACCCATTAACATTTTATTCTTTTGTAATGATTTGTCTTTATCTAATCTAAAGATATAATTAACAACTTCATCAGGAGTAATATCATGTTTTGCATAATCCGCAGAGTCAACAGTATTGATTAATAACACATCTGAAGAGGGAAATAAATCTTTTGGAGATACTACTTGAGATATCGTTTCAACGTTTGAACGAGAAGACCTGAATGATGTAGACTTAGTATCTTCAGCACCTGCTTGTCTATCGTGGTGGTCAGTATGAATAACGAACATTGGTTTACCGTGAGCAAAATCAACTAAGACTGGCATAACATCACCTGTTGCATCAAGTTTCTTAACTGCAAACTCTTTATCACCATATTGAATTACGTGTGAATCAATTACATCAATACCATTGTCTTCAAGGTATTTTTTCATTGCAATTGCTGTTGTGACACCATCTAAATCTTGGTGAAAATATATTTCTGCTTTAGGATATCTTTTTCTTAAAGCGGAAATATCACGTATTCCTGATTCTGTTATCCTTCTTTTCATTAGTTAGTCAAGTCCAAATAAGTGTAATCCTTTATCAAATAAATCTCCGTGGTCAGATATACATTGTTTGTATATCATTTTATCTTTTGGTGGCATCTTAGTATTAGTGTCGTAACCCCATACTCCATCATTATCAACACCAATACTTGATTGGTATTTTGCAATTGCTTGAGCACTTTTAGAGTTAGGTAAATTACCGATACTACCATCCATTTTTAATGGTTGTCCTGCGTCATCTTTAATTCCTTTTTTATTTAAGAAACATTGGATTGCCATGTTAATATTATAGTTTTCAGTTTGTTCTGAAATTACTCTTTTAACGATATTTCTTAAATCGTTTTCAGTTAGTTTTATAATTTTCTTTGCCATAGTTTTATTAATATAATTAGTTTTATGCCATTTGTGGTGAACCACCAAATATTGTAGTGAAAATATTTGAGAACCCTTCTTTATTTGAAAGATTAAGACCTCCACTAGAAAACAACGAACTTGCAGATTTACCTGAGTTTCTATCTTTAATATATTGGTTTATTTCTTCTTTAGATGGTCCTGAATCAGGAGTTTCTTGTTTTGTCACCATATCTTCTTTTTCAAAATTTTGTGCGATATAATCACTTGTTTTTGGGTCTTCCGCAACTTTTTTTCTAAATTCGGCATCATCTGATAATTTTCTTTCAAAAGTAGATAATGATGGTATTCCAAAGTAAGCTAATAAATTATTTGCTGCTATAAATTGTCTAAAAGCATTTCTTCTATCTTGTCTTGCTCCAACATTTAACCACCATCTTTTAATACCTGTTTCAGGTAGAACACCACGTTTTTCAAAATACTTAGATAATCTTTGTCCTTGGAAATAATCTTTTAATCCTGTTTTAAAACTTCCACCTGCTATAACCTCTTTACCACCTGCCTTGATACCACTTAAAGCTTTATTACCAGTAATCATATCTAATCCACTTCTTAATTTTGCACCCAATCCAGGACTAACATTTTCAATACCTCTAACAGTTTTTTGGACTGCAGGTTCATTAACATATTTACCTAAACTACTAAATTTTGTCGCCATTTGAGGATTTTTTGCCAAATATTCTGATAATGTTTTACCACCAGCTTTCATTGCCATTGTACCTTCTCTACTACCTTTGAATAATTTAATAATTGGTTTGGCAATAAAGTCTCCAACCGTTGGGATTAAAGCAATCAACATTAATGCTGCGTATAACTTTTCCCCCTTATAAAGATAATAACAAATAAGTGCTATGTCAGCAACCTCACCGATTACAGGCACAAACCCAGCCGCCATTAAAAGATTCTCAATGCTAAATAAAGATTCGTTAATTGTTTGTTTAGATGTTTTTTTTCCACTTAAAACATTATCGGTGATTATCTCCAATTGTTTTTCAGTTATTATGATTTGGCTCATTTTTTGTTTTAATTATAAATATCCATAAAACAAAAAAAAGGGTCGTTAAACCCTTTTACTTAAATTCTATTTTAGTTTGTTTATTTAAATCAACAAAATGTTGAACCCGTTCTCTTCCAACTTTGGTATAGTTTTCACTCAGTTCAATACCAATCCACCTGCGACCCAAGGTTTCCGCAGCAACCAAACTAGTCCCGCTGCCAGCGAATGGGTCAAGAACAATATCATTCTTATATGTAAGAATCTTAATTGCTTTCATTGGGATGTCCATTGAGAATGTTGCCTTAGTTTGTTGTTTTGTATCCGCAAAATATTCCCATTGACCATAAACCAAAGACATAAATTCTTTCTTGTCCTCTTCTTGATAAACCGCTTTAGTTTTTATGGTTCCATCCTCTTGTTCCATGTCAACCATCTCGGCTTTCCATTGAGGTTCCCCTTTAATCTTTTTAATACGGTCTTTCTTGTAGGCTAATATAACACACTCTTTTGGGTTATATATGTAAGGACTTGAAGGACTCATCCATGAACCCCAAGCTGTGGTCTTACTTCTGTGTGGTGAGTTTTCATCAAGGTCAACCAACCCATAGAATTGGAACCCCACTTCTTTCATTACTGACCAAAACTCAGACATAAACAACACTCGTCCACCTCGGTCTTGCACATTCACTTCATATGGAATGTTTATTGCAATACGACCATCATCTTTCAAAACATTAAATGTCTCAGTTAACCATTGTTTTGTCCATTCCCAATAATCCTCCATGGACATTCTATCGTCACAACTATCATAATCAATACCCACATTATATTTTGGACTAGTAACAACCAAATCAACAAAAGAATTCGGCATTTCTTTCATTACTTCAACTGAATCTCCATTAATAATCGTATTTATAATCTCTTCTAAGTTCTTCATATTTTTTTTTTAAAAGTATAGGTATTTTTATTTGAATTACAAACTCTCCAAGTTCTGTATTTTTCTTTCAAGATACCATAAGGCCTTCTTCAAATCTTGAAGTTCTTTGTCTGTTCCTTTTTTTCCCGCCCTTGAAATATACTTCACTGTATTACCAAGGTGGAAATCTAAGTCCCAAGTCTCAATAACTTTAATCGCCTCATATGGGTTATCTTCTCCACCATAGTGACTAGGGTGATTAACCATTTCTTTAGGAACACTACACTGACAAGGTCCTTCACCATTACATATACAATTCTCTTTCATATTATTATTTTCCATTTAAATTAAATTTAATTTCTTCTGACGGAACATTTGCCCTTGATTCCATAATTTCTTCTTCAAGTTCATATTGTTCGTCATACTTATATTCTTCCAACAAATCATTACTTGATAATGTTCCAAACTTTTCACTTAACTTACTTGTATCAATATCATCGTACATGACATGTAATGTTTCATCCAAATCCTTAGCCAAATCCAATGATTCAGAAATAACATTTAGAATACGGTATGGGTTTGCATTAGATGCTGGTCTTCTATCTTCAAGATAACCTTTCCAAGTTTCACCCACAGATTTTGGAACCCTGATTGAAGCTCCTCTGTCAGATATACCCCAACTAAATTTATCAATTGACTGTGTCTCGTGTTTACCTGTTAGCCTTAAGTGATTTTCTGAACCATAGTTTTCAATATGTTCTTTTGCTCTTGATTCAAATACTTTGAAGATTGAGTTGAAGTATTCTTCTCCTCCTGTTTCTCTCATTCTTTTGTTTGAGAAGTTGGTATGAAGACCTGAACCATTCCAATCTCCTGTTGTTAAAGGTTTTGGATGTAATTCAATTTGATATCCTTCTTTTTCGGCAATTTTGTAGAGGAAGTAACGAGACATCCATAGGTCGTCAGCAGCTTGTACTTTACCTTTAGCAAACACTTGGTATTCCCATTGCCCTAATGCGACCTCAGCGTTGGTTCCTTCAATACCAATACCATAATTTAAACACATATCTAAATGTTGTTCGGTTAAATTTCTTCCAACCATTTGTCCTCCAACACCACAATAATATGTTCCTTGAGGGTCAATGATGCCACCATTATTAAATCCAATAATTGGTTTGTTATGTCCTGAACGAATAAAATATTCTTGTTCAAATCCAACCCAAAAGTTAATATCTTCTTTACCTAACTTTGCCCTGTCGTTTGTTTCGTGAACATTACCTCTACTATCCATTACTTCACAAAGAACGTAGATTGTATCATTATATGTTTTGGCAGTATATAACCTAACAGGTTTGAGGTAACAATCGGATGAATATCCTTCGGCTTGTTTTGTTGAACTACCATCAAATCCCCACTCAGGAACATCAGATACTTCTTTGATTAATATGTCTGCGACTTTGACTTTACTTCGTAAGTTTGGCTCTGGTTTATAACCATCAAGCCAAACATATTCTAATTTAAATTTCATGATATAAATGTATAATAATTGTTTCTAATTTTTAACGACTTTTTGTGTCCGTTTCTTATACCGAATAACGGTATTCTTGTCCAAGCAATTCCAATTTTGAATATTCTAAACCAACCACCATCTTTGTGATATTGCATTGAGAATAAAAGTATTTTAAATAATTTAACGGAAAACTCTTTAATATATTCATTGTTAATTTTATACGTTTTTAACCACATAATAATCTTTTGCGTATTTTGATTCTTCAATAATGTTGTCTTCAACTAATTTATTAATAATATTCTTAGTCTCTTCTATTGATTCTTTAAGAATACACTTTGATATGTAATCAATATGAATGGGTTGTCTGAGTTTCCCCATTAAAGTTTTGGTTACTTTTTTTTCCATAATATTTTAAATTTTATTTTTCCATTTTTTTGTCATGTACTCAATATATCTGTGAGTATTATTACCATTATATAACATCCAAACAATATAATAGTCAAAACACCAATCAAGTTTAGCCCAAAATTTTTTCACTATTCAATAATTTTAAAATCTCATCTGTTGTTTTACCTTCAACAAATAGGTTATAAACTTTCTCACTCCTTTCATCATCAAAAATAAACGCATCACTTTTACCATAATAATCCTTTAACGTGTTAGATTGAAGGGCTATTATGGTATTTTGGTAATTAATATATCTTTTGTTGAATCCCATTTTACCCAATTATAAATAAATTTCTATTCAGAGTCAAAATTTTTTATCTTAGTTAGGTTAAGAATTTGAAAAATATATGCCATAATCTTTCTTTTCATAATTGGAACGATTGTTTGTTCCATTGGAAAGTCCTGACTACATTGCATTTCAAACACTGGTAATGTTTTATAATTTTTTGTCTTAACGAATGAGGAATTTGTTTCAATGATTGATGATAGAGTCACATCTTCAGGTGTGTTTTCATATATCAACTTAATTGTGGTTTTGTTTGTGTTGGGTTGTTGTCGGTTTCGTTTTATTTGATATTCCCAGACATAAACCTTGTTGTCTTTTTTCCTGTAATAAAAAGCATAACCCAACCCACTTGCAATATAACTTTTATTCTTTTTTAAAGAAATATCAACACTATCAAACGCCATGTTCCATATTGATTTGGCAAGATTAAATGTGTCATATAATTTGTTATTAGAATATTGAATTGTTTTGCTCAATTCATTC